TCGCCCTCCGAGAGCAAGGCGCCGACGAGGCGATCATCTCGGCCTTCCGCATCCGCGAGACGCGCGAGGATCCGATGCTCTTCGCCCTCGTCTACCTCTCGCGCCACCTCGAGGACGAAGCGAGCGGGCTCGTCACGCTCTCCGAGGTGCACGACGCTTGGGCCGAGTCAGCGAAGACGTGGATGACGCGCAGCGAACCGGCCGCCGATCGCCGCGCCGAGATCGCCCCGCGTGAGATGGGGAAGTCGACGTGGCACTTCACGATCCTTCCGATGTGGGCCGCCGCGCACGGCCACGTCCGCTTCGCCGCGGCGTTCGCCGACACCGGCACGCAAGCCGAGACGCACCTCGCTACGTTCAAGAGCGAGCTCGACAACAACGCCTTGATCCGCGCCGACTACCCCGACTTGTGTATGCCGAAGACTCGTGGCCGCGGCACGACCGAGGCTGACCGCGTCTCGCTGTACCACTCGAAGAGCGACTTCGTCTTCGCCGCCGCCGGCATGGACGGGTCGAACCTCGGGCTCAAGGTGGGGGACGCCCGCCCCGATCTCATCATCCTCGACGACATCGAGCCGCACGAAGGCCGCTACTCGTCGGGCCTCGCGAAGAAGCGCCTCGACACGCTGACCTCGACGATCTTCCCGCTCAACATTCGCGCGCACGTCGTCATCGTCGGCACGGTCACGATGCTCGACTCGATCATTCATCAGGTCGTGAAGTGGAACCGCGGCGAGCGCCCCGAGCCGGGCGCCGGTGTCGATTCGACGTGGGTCGGAGACGAGCGCATCGTCGCCCGTCATTGGCTGCCGATCCTCATCGACCCCGACGGCGAGAGGCGCAGCGCGTGGCCGTCGAAGTGGCCGCTCGACTACCTGCTCTCGATCGAGCACACCCGGCAATACGCGAAGAACTACGCGAATGATCCGCTCGGCGCCGACGGCGACTATTGGACGTTCGACGACTTCCGGCCGCTGACCGACGAGCTCGCCGAGGCGATCACGCACGAGGTCATCGAGATCGACCCGGCCGTCACGACGAAGGACTCGAGCGACTTCACGGGCATCGCGGCCGTCGGATGGTCAAGGCGTCTCGGTCGGGTCGGCGTACTCGAGGTGCGCAAGGTGAAGCTCTCGGGGAAAGAGATCCGCCGGGTCGTGCTCGGCTTCGTCGAGCGTGCGCTCGCCCGCGGTCACGTCGTCATCGTCCGCATCGAGACGAATCAAGGCGGTGACTTGTGGCTCGAGATCCTTCACGACATGCCGGTGCGCGTCATCGCGCATCCCGCCGGCACGGCGTCGAAGAACGTGCGCGCCGCGGCGGCGCTGCACTTCTATCAGACGAAGAAGGTTGAGCACGCGAGCGGCATGACCGACGTCGAAGGCGAGATGGTCGCCTTCCCCCGCGCCCCGCATGACGACCTTGTCGACGCGGTCGGCGCCGCCGTGCGCTACTTCTTGACGCCTCGGAAGCGCACGAAGGCCGGCGGCGAGAGCGTGGCCTACTCGTGATCTTCGGCTAATAGTTGACTAACAGCCGAACTCGTGTCATGCTTATCCCATGAACACGAAGCGCAACTACATCGCCGGTGGCATCGCCGCCGTTGCTGCCGCCGCGGTCGTCGCGGCCCTCGCCCTCTCGGCATCCGCCGCGTCGTCGACCCCCGCTCCCGAGTCCACCTTCACGCCCTCGACCGAGATCCTCTACGGGGAGATCGGCGAGGTCTTCGAGAAGACCGTCGTCGAGACGCCCGCCCCGGCACCCGTCGCGCCCGTGGTCGAGGCGCCCGCACCGGTCGAAGAGGCACCGGCGCCCGCCCCCGAACCTGCCCCGGCACCCGCTCCCGCACCGGCGCCCGCCCCTGCCCCGGCACCCTTCGAGTGTCCCGCGGGCGCGGTCGACGCCGGTGATGGCGCCTCGTGCTGGTGGGAATACTGTTTCACGATCTCGGTGCCGGATCCCGCGCATCCCGAGTGTGACGGGCCTTTCCGGCCGTAAGACTCTCGACGTCTGCACTCACTGGGGGAGATGCGGGCGCGAGACTGGGGAAACACGAAGGCCCGGCGCCGTGGGGACGGTACGCCGGGCCTTCGTCACGCCCGCACACTGGGGATGCGGGAGATCGTGTCACCGGGGGAGGTGATGCGCACGATGCTACCATGCGAGCTATGGCCGATGCACCCGAAACACTCTCCGCGATCCGAAGCGACATCTCTCGCGCGTTGCACGTCATGGATGCGAAGGCGCCCGAGTACAAGCGCGCGAAGCTCTACGGCGAGGGCATGGCGCCCGAACTCGCGGGGTCGACCGTCGCAAAGCGCATCGTCGAGCAGAGTGTCGCCGCCCCTGTCAGCTTCGCGCATATCCCGATCGACGTGATCTCGGACAAGGTCGAACTCGCATCGATCACCGCGCCCGAGGCCCGCGCGAAGAAGGCGCTCGAAGAGTGGATGGATGCGAACGACATCGACGACGAGTCGGCCGATTGGATCCGCAAGGCGTGCATGTTCGGTGACTACTACGTCATCATCGACCCGAGCGAAGAGGACGAAGACGGCGTCGCGATCATCGAGACGGCCGCCACGCTCGGATCCTCCCCGCTCTCGACGATCGTGATCTACGACAAGAAGACACAGCGCACGCCCGAGTTCGGGTTGCACGTGTGGGATGCCGGGACGAAAGAGGCGCCCCGCGTGCGCGGCGTGCTGTACTACGACGACGCCTCGGTCAAGGTAATCTCGCGGCTCGGGCAGAAGGGCGACGACGCTCTCGACTTCGAGCTCGACATCGACGAGGACGAAGACGACGTCGATGCGTGGGTCTTCCACAATGGCGGTCGCATGCTCATCAAGCACCTCGCCGTCGGCGGCAAGCCCTACGGCGTCCCCGTGCACCGGCGCGCATGGGGCTTCCAAGACGCGATCACGAAGATCTCGGCGAACAACCTCGTCAACGTGGACGCGCAGGGCTTGCCCTCTCGATGGGCGCTGCTCGACCCGGCGAGTGAGGTCGACGACGACATCGACGAGGACTTCGGCACCGACGGCCCCGACACGCCCGCCGGCAAGCGCGACGGGATGACGACCGCCACGACCGCGAAGCGCGTGCGCTCGCTGCCCGGCGCGATCGCGATGCTCCGAGGCGTCAAGCAGGTCGGCACCTTCGAGTCGGCGTCGGCCGACCCGTTCCTCGCGAACCTCGATTGGTACGTGCGCGGGATGGCCGTCGCCACCGGCATCGCCCTCTTCGAGTTCGACATGAGCGGCAATCAGCCGTCGGGCGAGAGTCGCCGCCGTGCCGAGGGGCGCGCGAATCGCACGGCCGCGAAGGTGAAGCGTCAGGCCGAGGCCTTCTTCCGCGACATCGCTGACACCATGCTCGCGCTCGGCGGCCTCGAGGGGCGCGTCTCGGTGACGTTCAACCCGAGCGAGACGTCGACCGATAAGGACGGCCTCGAGCTCGTGTCGGCGAAGGTCAAGGCCGGCGTGCCGGTGCGCCAGGCGCTTCGCGAGGCCGGGTACGCCGATGAGCTCGTCAATGAGTGGTATCCCGAAGGCGAGCCCGCGCTCTCCCCCGAGATCCTCACGATCGTCGCCGACGCCCTCGGGAAGCTCGGCACCGCGAAGACGCTCGGCGTCATCACCGACGAAGAGATCCGGGACATGCTGCCCGAGCTTCTCACCGCGGCGCGCAGCGAAGGCCCGCTCGTACCGGTCGCCCCTCTCCCCGGCGTCGTCACGAACCCCGCGACGATCATGCGTGAGAACGCCGCGGCATGAGCGCCGAGGTCGAGCTCGCCCGCCTCGAGCGGCAAGTGCTCGGCGTGGCTCGCGTCTCCCGCTTTCTCGACGCGGTCGATGAGCTTCGCCGCATGCTCGCCGCCGAAGACCCGAGGCTACGCGCCCGCGTGCTCGCGCTCGTGGCGCCGTCGATCGGGAAGGATCTCGCGGCGGCCGTCGGCGCGGCGTTCGACATCGGCGTGAGCGACGCCGTCAAGATGCTCGGCGAGGGCGAGCCGAAGGGCGTCCCGCGCAAGCCACCCCGCGAGCTCGTGGCCGCGGCGAAGGCGACCGAGAAGACGATCGCCGGGGAACTCGTCAAGGCGCGCGCGCTCGCCCGTGCCGGCGTCGGCGACCTCGCCGCGATCGTCTCACCCGTGCTCGCGGCGGCGAACGCCGTGAAGCGCGATGTCGTGACGCTCGTCAATCACGCCGGCAACGCGGGCACGACCGCCGTTGCCGATGCCGCCGACCGGCCGACCGTGTGGGTAGCCGAGACGAACGCATGCGTGCAATGCCTCGCCTACTCGGGCCGCGTCGCCCGTCCCGGCAAGCCGTTCCCCGGCGGGATCTCGTACGGGAAGCGCACCGGCTCCGAGCCGATCCTCACGCCGCCGCGGCATCCGCATTGTCGCTGCACGGTCGAAGTGCTGCTCTCGAAGGACTACGCCGACGCCCTTCGCCGCGAGGCCGACCGCTCGGTGCTTCGCGGCTTCTCGCTCGAGAGCGAGTCGATGAAAGTACGCATCGACGCCGCCGATCGCCTCGTGAAGAAGGGCGTCGATGCGCCGAAGAGCGTGATCGCCTTCGCCCGCCGCTCGATCGTCAAGGGCGAGTTCCCGACGCGCGGTCGGCCGTGAGTGGTACGATCCCGAGCATGACCCCCGATCGGAAGAGCTAACATGGGCGGCATCCAGTACGTCTATTGGCCGGGCACGACGACGCGCCTGACGCCGTGGATGCTCTACTGTCTCACCCGCCTCGACGCCGATCTTCGTCGCCTCTTCGGTGTGCATCTCGTGCTCGATAGCTCGGATACGCAACGCGGCATCCGTACCGAAGCCGAGCAGACGACCCTCTTCTTGTCGCGCTACAGCGTCCAATGGTGGGGATCCGGCCTTTACGGCGATGTCCGATGGTGGAAGGGTAAGCGGTACGTCCGCCATAGCGGCCTCGGCACGGTCGCGCAGCCGAAGACCTCGAATCACGAGATCCAGCAGGGGTACTACGGCGCCGTCGACCTCGCTGACAGTGGCGGCCCCGGCATCGGCACGATGGGGTCGGCCCGCTCGAATTGGCTCAAGGCGAACGCCGCGCGGTACGGCCTCGAGCCCGAGGGCTTTAAGTTCAAAGAGGCGTGGCACTACCGGATCCCGAACATCTTCCGCGCCGCCCCGAGTATCCCCGCACCCCCTGCCCCGCCCCTCGTGATCGAGGATGAGAGAGAAGAGAACACCATGAAGGTATTCGGCTACAAGAAGCCCGGCGACACCCGTACGACCTACGTCGAGATGGACTTCGCCGGCGGCCTCTGGCACGAGTTCGTGACCGACGACACGGCCTATGCCGTGAGCGTCGCTGACAAGTGGGGCGGCGGCGCTCCGCTGCTCTCCACCGGTCACCGGAACGAACTCGCCGAGCGCTTCGATGCGCGTTGGCCGGGCATGCGACTCGTCTGACACTGACCACCCCCGAAAGGAAACACACGATGGATCCGCGCATGATGGAATGGCTCGTCACCGGCGAGCGTCAGCTTCCCTCTTTCGTCACGAGCTTCGCGAAGTCGGCATCCGGCTCGTCGTCGAGCAATGACGACGAGGACGATGACGACGACGACGAGGATGAGGACGACGACGACGAGGACGACGACCCCGACGCCGATAAGACCGACGACGAGCTTCGCGCCGAGCTCAAGGCGACGCGCGCGAAGCTCTCGAAGGTGAACGGTCAGAGCGCGAAGCGTCGCAAGGCGTTGCGTGCTCGCGAGGCCGAGCTCGAAGAGGCGCGCAAGCCGAAGCCGAAGAGCAAGCCGAAGGACGACGACGACGACGGCCCCGACCTCGACACCATCCGCCACGAGGCGAAGGCCGAGGGCGAGAAGGCCGGGACGCTTCGCGCGAAGAAGGCCGAGGCGAAGGCCGCGCTTCTCGCCGCCGGCGTCAACCCCGCGCGCGTCTCGAAGGCCGTCGGGCTTCTCGACCTCGACGAGCTCGACCTCGACGATGATGGCCTCGACGGCATCGACGACGCGATCGAGGATCTTCGCGGCGAGTGGGCCGAGCTCTTCGCGAAGAAGCGCCAGAAGCGCCAGTCGGTCGCCGGTGAACGCGATGCCGACGGCGAGCGCCCGAGCCGTCGCGGCAAGGCGAAGAGCGCCTCCGAGCTCGCCGCGGCGAAGCTTCTCGGCAGGTAGCAGACACCCCGGCGTCGGGCCGGGCTCGCCACCCCGACACGCGAAGCGCCCCATGATCCTCCGCATGGGGCGCTTCGTCGTGCTACCGTAAGCGCAACATAGCTTCGCGCTGTGGGGTTGCTCGTGATGAGCCCCGACGTCTACCGGCGTCGCGGATCTCTCATTGCGAAAGGATGCCTTCTCATGGCACGCAACACAATGGAAGCTTGGCTCCGCGACGAGCAGGGCTCCGACGTCATCCGGCGTATCGAGTACTACTCGGTCGCCGAGTCCCGTTTCCGCTCGGTGCCGATGTCCGGTGCCACGAAGACCGAACCCCGCATGGCCGACATGTCGGTCGCCGTCGTGCCGAAGGGCTCGGCGTACGGCGAGGACACCGCGACCAACGACGAGGTGCTGCTCACCGCGATCAAGTTCGGCTCCGCCCTCCGCATCGCGGAAGAGGACATCGACGACCAGATCGCGAACCTCATCGAAGCGAAGAAGCTCTCGTGGGCCTCGAGCTTCGGCGTGTTCTTCGACAACGCCGTACTCGGCACGTCGGCGGCGGCGAACGGTACGACCGTTCCCTTCACCTCGATCTATCGCGCGGTCACCTCGGCCGACGCCGCGGTCGGCTACACGGCGAACGCGAACTACGCCTCGGCGATCGCGGCCCTCACCTACGACGCGCTGAGCGATCTCGCGTCGAAGATCGAGGGGTCCGGCTACGGCGCACCCGGCAACGTCTTCGTGGCGCACCCGGTGTTCAAGGGCGCGATCCGCAAGATCAAGGACTCGACCGGCGCGCCGATCTTCACCCCGTCGCCGCGGCAGGGCGACCCCGACACGCTCTTCGGCTACCCGCTCCTGTGGTCGTCGGGCGCCGTCGTGGCGGCCACCGCGAGCGCAGCGCAGGGCGCAACCCTCGTCGGCGCCGGCGTCAAGGGCACCGCGGGTAACCCGCTGCTCTTCTTCGGCAACCCCGACTTCGCCCTCGTCGGAAAGCGCTCGGGCGTCGAGTCGGTCGTCATCGACGGCCGCGACGGCCTCTCGGCGCTGACCGATGAGACGATCCTCAAGGTGCGCGCCCGCCGCGCATTCACGCTCGGCAACGTCAAGGCGTGGGCCGCGTTGGAGATCGTCACCGCGTAAGTCGTCGGGGCGGGCGCCGGTCGTCACACATCGCGCCCGCCCCTTCGCCAGACCATCGACGCGAAAGCGAGGACACCATGACCGAAGAGACGAAGACCCCCACGGGTCAGGCGGGCGACGAGAGCGAAGAGCTCGTCACCCCCGAAGAGCACGCCGAGGCGAGCGAGGGCGTCGAGCCCGATCAGCACGTCAGCGACCCGAAGGTGCCGGATGACGTCGAGGTCGCCGCGCGCAGCGCCGACATGGACGCCCCGAGCACGACGCACGAGAAGACGTTCGTCGTCGGCCCCAACCCCTATCAGACGGGGCGCAACCCGTACACCGAGGCGGGCGGCTTCGACCACGAGCCCAACAAGGCGGCCACCCGTCAGTACGCCATCGACAACGGCCTGTGGCCGACCGGTGACGTCGCGTTCAAGAGCGCGAAGAAGCACCCCGACGGCGCGTCGTGGATCCTCACCTACACGGTCGAGGTCATCCCGGCGCACGTCGCCGAGGACGGCGCACAGTCCCCGAAGGTGGTCGCCGAGGACGGCGACGCCGAGGGTGCCGTGAACTACCTCCCGCCCGAGGACGTCGAACAGCACGAGGACGTCACGGGATCCAAGCCGGCCGAGTAAGGCCACTCAAGCGCGGGGCGACGATTCTTCGGGGGGTCGTCGCCCCGCATCTTTCGATCGGAGAGATCATGCCGTGGGCAACCGTAGGCGACGTGGATACCGTCGTCAGCTTGACCGTCACCGCCGAAGAGATCTCGCGTGCCACCTCGACGCTCGAGACGATCACGGGCTTGATCGAAGCGATCGATCGCCCCGACATCACCGATCGCGACCGGCACTTTCTCAAGCTCATGACGTGCTACCAAGTTGCATTCATGCGCGACAACCCCGACATCTTCTCGCGTGCCGACGTCACCTCGGCATCCCAGGACGGCGAGAGCGCGACCTATCGCAACGTCGACTCGCACCTCTTCGGCCCGCTCGCACGCAAGGCGTACCGTCGCCTCTCGTGGCGGTCGAAGTCGCTGCTCATGCCCGACGGATCCGCCCCCGCTCGCACGACGACGCGCGACGTCAACTCGGAAGCGTTCGACGACGCTCTCCCGTGGTCGCCCGTATGATCGCCACGACGCGCGCCGCGCTTCTTCGTGGCGGCGCCACCGATGCGCTCGGAGACGAGATCGATGACCCCACGGTCGTCACGGTCGGCGCGCGCACGTTCGACGACTTCCCCGCCTCGATCATCGAGAAGACCCGTCGCGAGTTTGATCCCGCATCGAACACGTGGCGATCCGTTCGCTACTTCGCCGGGCGGGTGCCGAGCGACGTTCCTGCGAAGGCTGACGACATCATCCGAGACAACTACAGCGGGGCACTCTACACGGTCGGCGAGAGCGAGCGCATGGCGCGCGGGCTTTCCGGCCGTGCATCCGTTACGCTGACCTTGACGCGCACGGCCCCGTAAACGGGCCGCGTCACCGAATACCGAGCCCGTAGAGGGAAGGGGTTGACATGCCGAACACGGCACGCATTCGCATCACGCGAGTACTCGACCCCGGCGAGCTCGGGCGCCAGATCGAACCGTCGATGAGCAAGCTCGGCAACGCGATGGGCGCTCGGATGCAACGGGTCGTCCCGAAGCGCTCGTGGGCGCTGCACGACACGATCTCGGAGACGACCGAGCGCTACGGTGACCGCGTTGTCACGACCGTCGGCTTCGGCGGTGGCGAGGTCGATTACGGCCTCGACGTCGAGCGCGGCACCTCGCGCATGGCCGCGCAGCCGTTCGCCCGCCCCGCCTTCGCACAGACCACGGGCAAAGACCTCAACTACTCGGGTAAGGGCATCGTGACGCACGGCGTCGTGTCCTTCTCCACCCGCCGCACGCGCACGAGGGCGAGGTCGACGCGATGACTCTTCCCGCCGGCCCCTACCTCCCCACGGGCGCGCTCGTCGCCGTGGGATGGATCGGCTCCCGCGTGCCGGGCATCACCGACGCGATGGTGTCAACGAAGCTGCCTCGCGACATCGCAACGTGGGGCGAGCTCGGCTTCGTGCAGATCACCGTCATCCCCGGATCGATCGAGATCGACTCGGGCGGACGCCGCCGCACGACCGCGCAGATCGACGCATGGGGCGTCACGATGCGCGCCGACGGATCCGCCTCGAGCAAGCCCGCCGTCGGGAAGGCGACGCGCCTCGCCGAGCTCATCCTCCGCGCATGCGAAGACGACGTGCAGAGCTTCGGCCGCCCGGTCGAGATGCCCGACGACTACCTCGCCGCACGAGTGCTCGCCGCCTACCCCCTCACCGACCCGTCGCCCGTTCCCGATGACCCCTCGGGGTACGGCCGGGTGACCTTCGATCTCGCGCTCGACTGGGTGCGCGCATAGCCCCCCGAAATACCAATCACAAGGAAAGGATGACGCCGTGGGAAAGACGAAGATCCGCACGACGATCAACCCCGGCGAAGTCCTGAACGTGGACGCCGCCGAGCTTCTCGACCTCGAGCGGCAGGGACTCGTGAAGTCCTACGTCGCCGACGAGAAGGACGACACGGACAAGAAGGAGAAGTGAGATGCCCGTCACCTCGACGAACTTGATTCAGGGACCGGCGACGCTGTACGTCGGCACCTTCGGCGCCACGGAACCGGCGACCATCGCGACGGCGCCCGGCGTGCCGTTCACCGATGTCGGCGGCACGAAGGACGGCGTCGAACTCACGATCGCTGACGAGTACGCCGTGCTCGACGTCGATCAGATCATCTACGAGATCGCGCGCCGCCGCATCAAGCGGGTCGTCTCGATCAAGACCTCGCTCGCCGAGGCCACCCTCGCGAACCTCGCGCTCGCGACCGCGAACACGGCGCCGACGGCGAACGTGCTCACGGCCGACGACACGGTCACCGCCTTCTCGCCGGCCTATGGCGCCGTTCTCATGGACGGCATCGCGCCCGGCGGCTTCCGTCGCCGGGTCATCGTCCGCAAGACGCTGCCGACTGACTCGGTGGGCATGGCCTACAAGAAGGACGGTCAGACGTTGCTCCCCGTCACGTGGACGGGGCACTGGGTGTCGACCTCGATCCCGCCTTTCAAGATCGAAGACGCGACGTCGTAATCGACCGGGGCGGCGTCCCGAGCCGAGGCGAGGCTAACGTATCGCCGGCGCCGCCCCTCCACCCCCGAATCACACCCCCGAAACGAAGGATCACACCATGTCGAACATTCAGGCACCGAAGCGCAGCGAGGTCATCGACTTCACCCGCGAGCCCGAAGCGCTGCCCGAAGGCGCCGAAGCGCCCGTCCGCCCCGAGTGGGCGTTGACCGAGGCGCGCCTTCCCCTCTTCTCGTACACCGACGACGAGGGCGTCGTGCAGACGGTCACGATGCCCGATAAGCCGAACCCCGGCCTCGCCCTCAACTTTCTCCGCAAAGGTCGCACGATCGGCGCCGAACTCGCGATCCCGTGGCTCATCGAAGAGGCGATCGGCGCCGAGGCGATGGATCGCCTCATCGACGAACTCTCCCACCTCGACGACCCGTCGACCGGGCTCGGCATGATCCGAGACATCGGTCAGAAAGTGCAGAGCGTTGTCATGGGCGGCCTCGAAGGCCCAAAAGCCTAATCGGCGACTTCGTCGAGAGGATGGAACAGATCATGTGGACACTCGACTACGAGGCCGACATCGCGTCGGATCTCTCGGCGTTCCACCGGATCGACGACCCCTCGACGATCGACGGCCCGAAGTACTTCTCTCTCGCGGCCCGTCTCGGCGCCTACACGGGCGTCATTCAGGCCCGCGTGCTCGCCGAGCGCGAGAAAGAGAAAGAGGCCGGGGGGATGCCCTCGAGCGCTTCCCGCGGCGCCTCTACGCCCGAGAAGCCGTCTCGAGTCTCCGATGATGTCGCCTTGTCCATGCTCGCCCTCGAAGGATGGGCCGAGCGCAGCACCGAAGAGGGGAAGCCATAATGCCGGGTGTCGTGCTCGCCGAGGGCGTCGTCGAAGTCACCGCCGACGCGAAAGGCGTCCCTCGCGAGATCGCGAAGGACATCGAAGACGGCGAGAACGTCACGCGCGGCGCCGGCGAGAACATCGGCAAGAAGGTCTTCGGCGGCATCATCGGCGCATGGGCCGCCCTCGGTGCCGCCGAGAAGATCGGCGAGTTCTTCACCGGATCGATCACCGGCGCGAGCGACCTCAATGAGACGCTCTCGAAGTCGTCGACCATCTTCGGCGATCAAGCGGGCATGATCGAGTCGTGGGGCGACACGGCCTCGCGAACCGTCGGCCTCTCGAAAGAGGCGGCCATCGCGGCGGCGGCGGGCTTCGGTGACATGTTCACTCAGATCGGCTTCACCGGGGACGCCGCCGCACAGATGTCGCAGAACGTCGTGCAGGCGGCGGCCGACCTCGGATCCTTCTCGAATCTCGAGACGGCCGACGTCGCCGATCGCATCTCGGCCGCGTTCCGCGGCGAGTACGACTCTCTGCAAGCCGTCATCCCGAACATCAACGCCGCGCGCGTCGAGTCGGAAGCGCTCGCCGCCACGGGCAAGAAGACGGCGGGCGAGCTCACCGCGCAAGAGAAGGCGACGGCCGTCCTCGCGATCGTGCAGAAGGACGGCGCCCGCGCGATGGGCGACTTCGCGAAGACGAGCGACGGCGCGGCCAATCAGCAGAAGATTCTCACCGCGCAGATGGAAGACCAGCAAGCCAAGCTCGGCGGCCTTCTTCTCCCCGCATGGTCGGGCTTCCTCGGCCTTCTCAATGACGAGGTCGTGCCGGCGATCGGCGGCGTTGTCGATTGGATGGGTCAGAACGGCGAGACGATGCTCATGCTCGCCGGTGTCGTCGGCGGCGCTGCCCTTGCCTACTGGGGCATCACCTCGGCGATGGCCGTGTACAAGGCTTTCCAGATCGCGCAGACCGCGGCGAACGGCGGCCTCACGCTCTCGCAATGGGCGCTCAACGCCGCGATGTCGGCAAACCCGATCGGCCTCGTCATCACCGCGATCGCTGCCCTCGTCGCCGGCATCATTTGGCTCGCGACACAGACGACCTTCTTCCAAGACTTGTGGACGAACGTCACGACGTTTCTCGGCGATGCGTGGACGTGGTTGTGGGAGAGCGTCTTGTCGCCCGTCTTCACCGCGATCGGCGACGTCTTCACGTGGATCTACAACACGATCATCATGCCCGTCGTCACCGGCATCATGGTCTATATCGGAATTTGGGCCGCGATCATCACGTGGCTGTGGCAGAGCGTCATCTCGCCCGTCTTCGCGGCGATCGGGCAGATCTTCAATTGGATATGGAACACGATCATCTCGCCGATCGTCGGGTTCATCTCGGCCGGTCTTCGCGCATGGGGCGCCGTCTTCACATGGCTTTACACCTCGATCATCAAGCCGGTCTTCGACGGCGTCGCCGCCGCGTTCAATTGGGTGTGGAACTCGATCATCAAACCGGTCATCAGCTTCATCACGGGCGCGATCAACCGGGTCGGCGCGACGATCAGGGCGGTCTTCGGCGGGATCGGCGCTTTCATCGGTAGCGCGTTCCAATCGGCGCTCTCGGTGATGCGCGGCCCGATCAATGGCATCATCGGGCTCGTCAACTCGGCGATCCGCGGGCTCAACTCGCTCTCGGTCACGATCCCCGATTGGGTGCCGATCGTCGGCGGGCAGACGTGGGGACTCTCGATCCCCACGATCCCCATGCTCGCTCGAGGATCCAAGAGCGCGCCCGACGTATTCATCGCCGGTGAAGCCGGCCCCGAGCTCATCGTCGGCCGCGGCGGGTCGAAGGTCTACCCTGCCGACGAAACGCGCCGCATCCGCGAGAATGGTCGGCAGGGCGACGCACCTCTCGTCGGGCGTGATCTCATCATCAATGAGGCCGAGGATCCGCTCGGCTCGGCCGGGCGCATCGCAACCGAGCTTCGGAAGTGGGGGAAGAAATGACCACCGTGGAACTCATCTCGTCGACCGACGCGATCCTCTTCGCAACGTCGCCCGAGGTCACCGGCTTCGTCTACGACAACGAGACGCTCGATGCGTGGTACGAGCTTCCGAGCGCCGACCCGAAGCTCTCCAAGCGCCCGAATGCGCACGGCTCGTACGATCCCGGTCAGATCTTCACGAAAGAGGCCCGGCCGGTCGTCGCCGGTCAGTACTACGGCTCAAGCGCAGCGGATGCCCTCTCGGCCCGCCTCCGCATCAACGCCCTCTTCTCCGACGGCAAGAGCGTCGTGATGCGCGTCACCGACGAGCTCGGGGCGACCACGCGGCGGGTGTGGCTTCTCGAGGCGTCGACCAAATTCCGGTACGACTTCTCGCACTTCCCGATCGATCTCTCGCTCGTCGCCCCCGACCCCCGCCGGTATGGGCCGACCGTCTCCGATTCCGAGGGCATGCCGTCCGCCGGCGGCGGCCTCTTCTGGGATCTTGGCACCGCCCCCTCAACCCTCTATTTTGACTGGGGTGTGGCGGGCGTGCTCGGGCAGGTCGAGTACACGAACACGGGACAGACGACGACGCTGCCCGTCATCACCGTCGGCGGCGCCGGGGCGTTCGATGCGGGCTTCCGCATCACCGAGATCGAGACGGGCGGCGAGCTCATCTTCACCCGCCCGACGAACACCGGCGATCTCATCGTCTTCGACTCGCGTACGCAGCGCGCGACGCTCGGCTCGGGAGACGTCACCGCGTTTCTCTCGTCCCGCGATTGGTTCGCGATCCCCGCCGGGGCGACCCGCCGATACCAGATCAACCCGCTCGGCGGCGTCACCGGCTCGCCGATCATCACTATCTACGCCGCCCCCGCTTACATGTAGGAGAATGACGACATGACTCTCACACGCTCTTTCATCCGAAACGCGGTGACGACCCCCCTCGACGCCCGCATCATGAACATGGGCGGGGTCGTCTGCAACGCCGACGGGTCGCCCCGCGTCGGCGTCCTCGGCGATGCGAACATCGCCATCGTCACGGCCCTCGCGACGATGAACGTCGCCATCGCCGCGGCCGAGTTCGTCACGAGCAAGGGGCGTGCGGACGGCATCGCGCTCTTCGGCAATGACGGCACCGTGAACGTCGCGATCACCGCGGCGCCCGTGTCGAACTCTCGCATCGATGTCATCTGGGTGAAGCACAATGACGACACGACCGGCGACGCGAATGCACTTCCCGTCTTCGGCGTGACGGCGGGCACGGCCGCCGCGATCCCTACGAAGCCCGCGATCCCCACCGGCGCGCTCGAGCTCGCCACCCTTCGGGTGTACTCGGGCACGACGGCCGCGAACGGCGGATCGAACACTCTCGTCAACACCTATCAGATGACCGCCGCGCGCGGCGGCGTCGTCCCCTTCCGCACGAAGGCGGATCTCGACCTCTGGACGACGGCGACGCTCGGACAGACCGCCTATGCGATCGACACCGACACGATCTACGAGCGGGCCGCGGCAGGGTGGGCGCCGGTGTTCAAGCCGTGGGCGACCTACACACCGACGCTCACGAACTTCACGATGGGCGCCGCGGTCGTCACGGCGAAGTGGATGCAGATCGGCAATCTCGTCAAGGTCGTCGTGCGTATCACCCTCGGCGCAGGGTCGAACATCACCGGCAACCTTGGGATCACTTTTCCAGTCGCTTCGGTCGACTCGAGTACCCGTCACTGTGGGAGCGGGTCATGGATCCGCGCCGCCGTACCGGGCACGCCCTACCCGCTGCACGCTCGGCTCACAGCAGGCACGACGGCGACGCCCGCCCTCTTCGGCTCGTCCTCGGCCATCGTGACGACGAACAACCTCTCGAACAACTACCCCGGCGCCCCGGCCTCGGGGGACTCGCTGTATCTCGAGTTCGACTACGAGGTCTAACCCGTGGCCGGCGTCTCGTATGCGCTCGCCGACTTCGTCACCGGCGGGCCGATCCTCGACCTCCCCGTGATGGAAGGCGCATCGTGGTCGTCGCAACTCAACCGCCCCGACGAGGTGTCATGCTCGGTCGACATGCGCGATCCCGACGTGCTCGCCCTCGATCTTCGCGCCTCGAGCGAGCCGAATAAGACGATCCTTCTCGCGCGCAATGATGACGATGTCATCCTCGCGTGGGGACTCATCAGCGACGATGATCGCACGTGGAACGAAGACACAAAGACCCTCGACCTCTCGTGCCAGGGCGTGTGGTCGAGCTACTTCGGGTCAACGCCGATCATGCCACCCTCGGCCCGTACGGCCGCCCTCACCGTCCTCGACCCCGAGGGCTTCCCGATCGTCAACCCGGCTCTCGACACGACGCTCTCGGGATGGTCGCATGGCACGATCGGGAAGAAGCTCGTCGCGCAAGCGCTCGCGTGGCCCGGTGCGCCGAGCGCATTCATCCTGCCCGCTGACGAGGTCGGCATCCGCGAACAGTCGTACCTCTTCTCGGCGTTCAAGTCGGTCGGCGACGCCCTCGACGACCTCGTCGGGCAAGAGCACGGCCCCGACTTCGCCTTCGACGCGCAGCGTGCGTCGAATGGGCTCTCGCTGCAATACGTCATGCGGCACGGCTCCGAGGCGACGCCGCGCATCGGGGTCGACGTCGGCGTATGGTCGCTCGGTGACAACTCGCCGATCACCGGCCTCTCGATCACCGACTCTGTGGCCGCGGGCGCCGCATACGGATGGATGAGCGCCGGTCGCCAGGACGGCGCCGCGCTCTTCTCGCGCCTCGTCGATGAGTCGATCCTCGCGGCCGGATATCCGCCGCGCGCGATCGTCGACACCTCGCACTCGGATGTCTCGAAGCAAGTGACGCTCGACTCGTACAACGCCGCGAACCTCGCCGACGCGAAGACGCCGATCCGGGATCTATCCTTCTCGGTGCGCGGCGACGCGACGCCCGCTCTCGGCGCCTACCGCCCCGGCGACCGGATCCTCTTGACCGTGCCGAGCAAACACCCGTGGCACACGACGGATATCCCGATCCGGCTGACGTCTGTCAGCGGCGACGAGACGGGCAAGACGATCAAGATCGGATGCGTGATCCTCGATGCGTAGCTCACGAACGGGTGCGATCCCCTCCGATCTCGGCAAGCTCATCGACGATCTCAATGACATCAAGAAGCGATTGAGCATTCTCGAGGCGCCGTCGGGCGAGGCGCTCTCGTCGACCGTCGCGAAGCTCCAAGCGCTCGTCACCGACATACAGGCGCAACTCGACGCATGGGTCGCTAGCCGATGGACGAACGCGCAGATCACCTCACAGATCAACGCCGAGATCTCGTCGACCCTCGCGGGGTCGGTGACGGTCGGCGGGAACCTTCTCGTCAACGGCACCTTCCGCGCGCCCGATGCCGTCGGATTCAACATCACCGGCACGCGCCGCACGGCGTGGCTCGAAGATGCCACGGGGCGACTCGGCTACGCGACGTCAACCATCCGCGAGAAGGCGTCGATCCGTGTCGCCGACGAGGCGCGGCTCGCGACGCTGCTCGACGTCGTACCGAAGACGTTCATCTACCGCGAAGAGATCCGCCGACGCACGCGCCTTCGGATCAATGACGGCATCGACTACATGCCAGCGCGCGAGCTCGGGCTCATGGCCGAAGACCTCGACGCCGCGGGCTTCCACGAGTTCGTGATCTACGACGATCACGGCACGCCCGAGGGCGTCGAGTACTCGATGCTCGCGGTCGCTCTTCTCGCGATCGGTCGCACGCAGCGCGCCGAGATTGACGAGATCCGCGCCCATCTCGGATTAGGGTCGAAGGCATGACCGACGAGAAGCGCGCGGAACCTTCGACATGGGAGGTGATGCGCGGCATCGAGCGCGTCGAGAAGCGGCTCGACACGATGCAACACGCCTTCGTGTCGGTCGAGGTGCATCGGCTACTCGCCGAAGACGTGCGAGAGGTCAAAGAGCAGGCGACCACCGACCGGGCGGCGAATGAGCTCGCCGTGCAGAAAGCGAAAGACGAGGCGGCGATCGCCGTCACCGCGATACAGACCGAGCTCAACAACGCGAAGAAGCAACGCGCGCAGACATGGACGGCGATCGGCCTTCTCTTCGCGGGCGGGGTCGCCGCTCTCGTGATCGACGTATTCTCTCGGGGACTGGGGTTGACATGAACGAAGATGAGATCGAGACGATCGAGGCGCCCGCGCTCGTCGTCCCGCCGAAGGCCGAGCAAGAGAAGGCCGAGCGAGGCGCTCGTCGATGGGCGTGGATCTCTCGCGCCGTCGGCGCGGCGATCATTCTCGCGTTCATCGGGCTCGGCGCCTATCTTGCCGTCGCGAATGCCGGCGGCCGGGTCGAGCGCCTCGAGCTCATCGAGCAACTCGACGACTCGCACGCCGAGACGGCCGAGCTTCGAGACAAGGTCGACGCGCTCTATGAGCAGGTGCTCGCCGCGGGAGAGACACCCGTCGTCGAGCCCGACACGAGCTCGCCGCCCCCGGCAGGGCAGGACGGCCGAGACGGCGCACCGGGTCGCCCGCCCACCATCGACGAGATCGTGTCGGCGTTCAACGCCTATTGCGCAGCGAACAACGGATGCCACGGCGCCACGGGTGGCACCGGCCCCGCCGGCCCTCCCGGCGAATCGGTCGTCGGCCCGCAAGGCCCGGCCGGGCCTCAAGGCGAACCGGGCGCATCGATCACCGGCCCCGCCGGGCCGAGTGGGGCGAACGGCGTCTCGGTGCTCACGGTCGAATGCGTGCCGACCGAACTCGGAACCGCGTTCCGCTTCACCTTCTCCGACGGGTCGATCACCGATGTCGACGGCCCGTGCATCCCATAGGCGTATACTCGCCGCGACGAAAGGAAAGACCATGAGCACTTCGATCGAACATCACGGCGATGACTCGCTGCACGTCGGCGAGACTGTCTCCACCGCTTCTCCGAAGGTCAACCTCGGCATAGCGAAGACGGTCGTCTCGGCGATCGGCGGCGCGCTCGTCGGCGGCCTGACCGCCCTCTCGACGGCTCTCGCTGACGAGGTCGTGTCTTCTCAGGAATGGACGACGGTCGCTCTCGCGACGATCGTCGGCTCGGGCCTCGTGGCCGGTGCGACGTTCCTGACCCCCACGACGGTCACTCGCAAGGCATGACCTAGAAGGGCGGGTCGGAATCCGGCTCGGCCCACACGCGCCAGACCCCACGCTTTCCCGGCACCGCCACGGCGCCGAGCGGGATGACGTGGGGTCTTGTGCATTCTTCGTCATCCCCGGCCCGCGAGGCGGCCTTCTTCGCGCTCTTGCCGCTATGCCGGGTGACGATGGCGAAGGCGTCATCGGACGCGGGAGACGGGCGCACAGCGCTTTCTACGGGCATGAGCGCCGGGGCGGCCTCAGGCGGTAGCCACGTCCCGGATGCGGGCGGGGTGTTGAGGTAGTGCCACAGGGCGACTGAGATCGCGAGACTATCCCACGCGGCGCCCATGAGATCGTGATTACACCTCGAGCAGAGAAGCCCGCGCACGGCGCCCGTCTTGTGATTGTGATCGACGGCGAGACGCTTCGACTTCGGCCGGGCTCGGCAGATCGCGCAGCGTCCGCCCTGCCGCTTGAGCAGCGCGCCGTAGTCGTCGCCGGTGATCCCGTACGTCTTCGCGACCATCGACTCGTGCGCCTTCGCTGACGAGCACGCGCGGCACTTCGTGGCGCCCTTGCCGAAGTCTTCGAGGTCGCGGAAGCTCTGGCACCCGGCGCACCACGACGTGCCGGCGGGGGCTTGCGCGAGGATCGTCTTCGATCGCTTCACCCGCATGTCTTCCGGCACCATCGCCAGGCGGCGGCGGGATGCCGCGACTTGATCGCCGATCGGCTCGTGGCGAAGAGCGCACGTCACGCAGCGGTGACGCCCCGGCGCCTTCGGGCGGCGGCGGCACTCTTTGCACGGTTGCGCGGCCATGAGCTAGCGCCCGTCAGCCTTCGCGTATGCGGCGGCGCACGCCCGGCGGCGGCATCGCATGCGTCTAGGGACTTCGGCGGCATCGAGCCAAGTCGGGACACCGAGCGGCACGCCTGTATTGCAGAGCGCGAACTCATCGCCGTTATCGACGTGGACGACTTTGAATGAATGCGTATCGGGGCGGTCGTACCATGACGCATCACGCGGCGCTGCCTTCGTCATGGCTTCCCCCTCGGGATCTCGTGCACAATGCGGATCTCGGTCGGCGTCTCGTAACGCCCGACCGTCGTGATAGTGAAGCGGCGGCGCCGCGCGAGCATTGCCCGCCGCATGCGCCGCCGCCGTGTGCGAGCCGTGGTCACGGGCTCGCGAGCAGACCGTCATCCGAGTCGTCGAGGTCATCCTCGTCGACCGGCTCGACCGCGATCTCGCCCGGCGCCTTGAGCGTGCCCGCCTTCGCCTCGACGGTCACGCCGCCGGGGAAGTCGGGGTGCCGCCCGATCGAGACGACCGTGTGCCCGGCGATGATGTCGGCACCCTCGGCGTCGAGATGGGTGAGCGCCTCGGCCACGTGGTAGGCGACGAGATCGACGAGGTTCGCGCCGTTGCTCACGGCCGCCGCGAGAGCGCCCGAATCGATGACAACGCGGTCGACCTTCGCCACCCCGGCGCGAGTCATTGCCCGACGCTGTGCGCGGTTCGCCTTGCGGGCGTCGCTCGAGCGGCTCACGACTTGACCCCCTGTGCCTCGAGCTCATCGCGTACGGCATACGCGAGAGCGAGGATCGCATCGACCGCGGCGAGCGTCTTCGGGATATCCGAAGAGCCGCCGAAGGTGATGCTCTTCGCGTTGACGCGGGCGCTCATCACGGGCGCCCGGCGCACACCGGCACGCGCGCCCGGCCCGATTGCCGGCGGCTTCGGCCCGAGCTCGACATCGTAAGTCGCCGTGCGCTTCGTCGGGATGATCGTGACGTCGCCCGACACCATGACCCCGTTGATCTCTTTCGCGGTCTTCGCCTTCGTGCTCACTTCTTCGTCCCCTTCTTCGTGGCCGCCTTCTTCGCGGCCTTGCGTGCGGCTTCGTTCGCCTTGAGCTTCTCGAGCGCGGCCTCGGCCTCGTCGTGCCGGTCGCCCTCGAAGTCGCTATCGATGTCGTCGACCACGTCTTCCGGCGCGGCCTCGATCGACGGGACGATCGGCGGCTCTTCGGGCGTCTCGGGAACGTCGACCGACTCGGCGGCATCCTGCAAGATGTCGTCGTCGCGCTCGTCACCGCGAAGGCGCTCGAGCTTCGAGAGCGCGATGCCCTCGATCGTCGAGCCGTCAGCGAAGTCGACCGTTGCGAAGAACTCACCTTCGGTGTGACGGAAGGCGCGGATCTCACCCGGCTCGGCGAAGCCCTCGACCGCCACGAGGTCGCCCTCGACGAGCAAGTCGTCATCGCTCTCGATGTCAGGCTCGTCGTCCTCAGTGTCGTATCCGAGCGACGCCTCGCGCATGGCTGACGCCGACTCGACCGCGAGCACGCGCAGCGAACCGGCGATGTCGAGCAACGCCGCCGCGGTGATCTCGCCGAGCGCGGCTTTCTGGCGCGTCGGGTGCATGCCGTCGATGCGCTTGAGCTCGTCGAGGGCGAGGCGAAGGTCGACCGACCCGTCGCTCTCAGGCTCGTAGATGTTCATGAGTGACCTCTCTCTTCGGTGGGTGATGCGTGGACGGGGGAGGGATCGAACCTCGCGAGCCGCGCCGTGTGCGGCCCCGTCCGGTGTCCTACTTCTTCTTCTTGCCCTTGCCCTTCTTCGGCTCGGGCGCCTTCTTCGCCTTCTTCTTCGGCTCGGGCTCGGCCTTCGCCTTGCCCTTCTTGTCAGCCTTCGCCGACTTCGAGGGTGTCGTGTCGACCTTGCCGCCCTTCTTCGGGAACGGGTCGAGCGACTTGAGGTAGGCGCGTGCGACCTCGACGTCGTCATCGTCGGCGTCCTCGAGCTTCCACACGTAGCCGGTGCCGCTCGTCGCGTCGGGCTCTTTGGTCAGGCGACCGAGCACCTTCTCGCCGGTGTCGATGCGGCCGCGCACGGCGCCCATGAGCCACCCGCCGAAAATCCAGATGTTCTCGTGCTCTTCGCTCTTCTCGGGCTTCTTCTCGTGAAGCTGCACGATGTCGGCGACGATGTGCTCTTTCGTCGCGCCGGGATTCTTCCGGTCGAACTTGTCCTCGTGCTGCTCGGATCGAAGCGGCGTGATGAGAAAGAGCTTCCCGTCATTCTTGCCGCTCTTCTTCTCGTCGCCATCGGTGAGCGACCACCCGTCGCCCCCTGCCGGCGCCTCGCTCGGCTTCGCGAACTCATTCGACTCGGTCGACTTCGACGCCTTCTTCTTGCTCTTGTCCTTAGCCATGATCGGCCCTTTCCTATGGGTTGTCGACACCGCGATTACGATGTCGTCTCGGTGCTGCCGAGTGTGAAGAGCCGCCGCCGCCCCGATGAGGTCAGCAGCACGCGCGGCGGCGGCTCGGTCTTAGGTCGTCTCGGGGTCGTCGAGCGCGAGCGTCATGACGCACCCGCCCTTCGGATTGCCGAGGTCGCTCATCTTGAACGGGACGCACGTCCCGCGGATGATCCGATCGTCATCGTAGAGGGCGGACGCCTCGACGAGTGCTCGGAGATCCCCGAGCGTGAGTGTGCGCGTCGGCTCGGTCGCCGCCGAGATCCGCGGCATGTTGTCCATCTTCCCGGCCATTACTCGGCCTCGCTCTCTGCCCGGTCGATCTCGGCGAGCACGTCGATCGAGAGGTTCGCGGCGCGCTTGCCTTCGTTCCGCCATGAGCGCACGTCACCGGCGAGCTTATTACCCTTGCGCCCGAGCGTGAGATCGACCACGTGCACGGTCGCCTTGCCCGATCCGGCGGGGAGATGGATGACGAGGCCGACCGTCCGGTCGAGCTTGAGGTCTTCGCGCTCGTGCGTCTCGAGGTCGTACCCGGTCGAGCCGGCGTACATCTCAAGTTGCTGTGCGAGCTTCCCGATCCCGTACTCGATCTTCCCGGTCTTCACGTCGATGACGCGGCGGCGTGCGCGCGCCTCGGCCGGGCGGATGACGTCACCCGTCTTCGGATCGTGCAGCGCGGGAAGCTTGACCATCGCCACGATGTCGAGGCGACCGGCGACTTTGAGCTCGTCATTCACGACGACGCGCTCACGCTCGACGATCTTCGCCCCGAGCTTGCGCATCGCGTCGGCGTACGCCTCGACGTCGGCCATGTCCGCCGGGGTGATCTTGCCGTCGGTGAGCAAATCGCCGACGGCGGTGATGCCATCGCGGTCGTGAAGCTCAGTGAGGGCGTGGATATCCGTGCCCTTCGTGGCCTTCTCCCGGCCGCCGCCGATCTCGAAGACCTCGTCGGCGAGCGCGTTCATCGACTTCTTGAACTCAGCCCATGCGCGATCGACGAGCGTCTTGAGATCGCCGACGCCGAGCTTGCCCTTCCGGTCAGACCGGCGCGCCTTCGCGATCGCCGTGTCGCGCACGTGTGCGAGGTCGCGGATCTTCGCGATGATCTCGGGCGCGTCATCGTGTGCGGCGCCTTCGAGAAGGATCCGAAGCTTCCACTCGGTCAGCTTCGACGTGTCCTCGAGGCATGCGATATACGTGGTTGCACGGGTGTATCCGACGAGCTTTCCGTCGCTCGGCCGCGAGATGAGATATTGGTTGTTGCCGTTCGTCTCGAAGTCGGGGCGCCCGCCGTTGTCACTCGGCTTGGCAAACGTAATCTCGTCGGCGTCGGCCTTTGCCTCGCCCGCCACGAACTCGCGCCCGACTTCCGTCTCGACGACCTCGACGGCATGCTTCACGGCGTCGACCGCCTCGGCGACCTTCGACGTCGCGCGGGCTTCCGCCTTCTCGCGCTTCTTGCGCATCTGGTATTCCGGCTCGCTCTCGCCCTCGTGCGCGTCGGGGCTGACGGCAGGGGTGTCCCCGCCCTTCGCCTTCGCCTCGGCCTCGCGGGCCTCTCGCTTCGCGCGGATCTTCTCGCGAAGCTCGGCGTCTTTCTCGGCGATGCGCGCGGCACCCTCGGCTCGGAGCGTGGCGAGTTCGGCTTCCGCCTTCGCCTTCTTCTTCGGCTTCGCCTCGGGATCAGCGACGATCTTCGCGAGTTCGCCGATGCGGTCGAGGTGCTCGAGATGCGGGTGACGCTCGGGCGTGGTCGCCTCTTCGGCGGGCGCTTCCGGCTCGGGGGCGATCGGCGCTTCGGCCTCGACCGTCATGACGCCAAGTGCAGCGGCGTCGACCGTCTCGATGGCGTCGACGGCCTTCGCCTTGCCCTTCTTCTTCCCGGGCTTCTCGGCCTTCGCCTTGCCCTTCTTCTTGGCTTTCTTCTTGCTCGCCTTCGCCTCTTCGGCGCGGCGGGCGAGTTCGGCTTCGATCTCGCGTTCGCGCTTGAGCGCCTTCGCGATCTTCGCGGCCTTGTCCTTCTTCTTGCCCATGATGGTCTGACCTTTCGGGGTGTGCGTGCGGATGGATGGAAGACGTTACTCGGGGCGACGGACGTCGCGGGCGAGCTTCGGAGAGAGGTCGATCGGCGCGGCGCTGACTGGGTACTCCGCGCCGCGCGGAATGACTCGCACGTCGACCGGCGGCATCTCGTCGAAGAGATGCGCCTCTCGCTCTGCCGCGGCGAGTCCCGCCTCACGCCCCTCGGTGAAACCAGCGCGTCGGCCTCGCGCCTCGCCAGAGCGGGTGCCGCGGGCGTAGCCGACGCCGTGTCCGCCCATGCCCGCCGCGATCAGCGCGACGATGATAAGCATGATCTCGAGAGCGTTCATGATGTGACCTTTCGGGGTGATGAGTGAAGCTGACGAGATAAACCTAACAGCCGACTAACAGCCGTGTCAACTACATCTTCGGCCGGGCTTGCGTGTGCCAGTGATTCACCGCGAGCGGCGTCCCGCGCAGCGCCTCGGCATGCTGTGACTCATGCGCCTTGAGCATCGACCCCTCGTCTTCGCATGCCGGCGGGATGCCGCCGTGGAAGAGCGCGAGGTGAGAGGCGACCGTCGACACGTCGACCGGCGGCACGTAGTACCCCGCCTTCTCATCGGGCGTCTCTCCGACGAGCCGAGCGTTCAAGAGCTCGCCGAGCATCGTGTCGACCTTCGCCTTCGGCGGATCCGTCCACGGGTCGGCCGTCGGCTTCTTCGGCGGCTTCGTCTTCGAGGGATCGCCTCGAGGGATATCCGCGCCGCCCTTGCCGAGTACCTCTTCGGCCTCGCGCTTCGTCGCCCATCGACGACCGTCGCCATTCTCGTCGGCGAGCGGGCCTTTCTTCGAGCCGCCGTTCGCCTTCGCGATCTTCACGCGATCCTTGAGCTTGACGACGTGGTCGAAGTACTTCCCCTTGATCTCGACCGTCACCGCGGCCTTCTTGCCCTTCGGCTTGATCTTGACCACACGGTACTGACGACCCGAGAGCTCGACGAGGTCGTGCTTCTTCACATCGGCCCATGTCGACTTACTCTTCGACATCATCGACCCCCGGCATCTCGTCGAGCATCCCGCGCAGCGTATCGGCCGCCTCTTGCCATTCGCGAAGAAGCTCGGCGCGCCCCTCGCGGCGACCCTTCTCTCGGCCCGCGTCGTAACCGGCGCGCATCCCGCGCTCTCTCGCCACGCGCTCACGTTCGACGATGACCGGCTCGAGCCCGACGGCGTCGATCGCCCGACGGCGGATCTCGTCAATCACGTGTTGCAACGTCGGCCCGAGCTCGTGCCGCAATACTTCCCGCTGCCGGGCGTGGCGGATCTTGCGCGCCTCGTCCGTCTCGATCGCATCGAACATCGCGCGAGCATCCGTTGACATATAGATCGGTGCTCGATAAAGCGGGTAGAAGATCAGATCCCGCGAGACGTCGGCCGCGATCGGCAGGGCGCCCCGGATGCCGATCGAGTCTCGACCGTCGACCAATTGCGACGCGAAGCCGGGAAGCGCCTCGGTCAACATCTCGATTGCGACGTCGGCCGGATTGATATCGGTGGGTAGCGTGCTCACGATGTCACCTCTCGAAGAATCGCCTCGGCCATGAGCGGCGGGACGGCGTTGCCAATCTGTAGGAATTGCTTCGTCCTCGTGCCCGAGAACGTGAAGCCCTTGGGGTAGCTCTGCAGCGCCGCGGCCTCTTCGACCGTGACGCGCTCGGCGCCCTCGGGGCGGCCGGGGTATTCGCGGCCTCGACGGCGGTCGTCGGCGTTCACCTTGTGGCCGGGCGCCATGACGCGAGGGTCGCCCATCAGCGTTGTCGCGGGGCGCGTGCGCGTCCATGAGCGGGCTTTCTCAGTGAGGTGTTGCGCCGGAAGGTCGGTTGCGCGAAGGTCGCGGGCACGGTAGCCGTCGGGCGTCGCCTCGCCCTTCCCGTCAGCCTTCCGTGCGAAGCCGACATGCCATGCGCCGCGGCTCTTCTCGCGCTCGATCGCGGCCTTGCCGCCGGATCCGCCCACGCCCTCGGCGCGGCCGATCGCGTTCCCCGCGGTGACCATCGGGCGTTCGGTCATGCCCCACCCGAGAGCCTCGGCCATGCTCACCCACGGCTTCACGCCGGGGTCGAGCCGCTTCGGGTCGCGCGAGTAATACCGCGAGTGCGTCGGGGTCGGCGGCTTCGCCTCTTTCCCGTCGGCACGCGCGATCAGGATCGCACGACGCCGTGTCTGCGGGACGCCGTATTGCTCGGCGTTGACGATCCCCACCCACACCGAGTAACCCCATCGGCGCATCTCTTCGGCGCATGCTTCCCACACGGGGAGGACGGGTGGCACCTGCTCGAAGACGACATGCGTCGGGAGGTCACGGGCGACATGCGCGAGGGGGGTGAGCACGAGAGCCGTACGCGGGTCGTGCGCCTCGCCGAACGCGCGAAGGCGAGCGGGGTCGTGGTAGGCGCCCGTCGTGATGGCCTCGAGGACGTGATCGAGCGCCTTCCGCCCCGCGCCGCCGCCCGCCATCGAGAACGTCTGACACGGCGGCGAGGCGATGAGAAGGTCGTACGAGAGGCGCCACGTCGAGGCGTCTCCGAGAAGCCCTTCCCACACGTCATTGTAAAAAGTGAACATGCCGTTCTCGGTGCGCGTCGCGACGGCCTCGGGCATGATCTCAACGCCCATCTCGTCGATGCCGATGCGCTGACATGCCACACCCCACCCCGTACCCGCGAAGAGATCGAGGGCGATCACGAGTCCCGCCCCTTGCGACGGGCGAGCATGACGATGCCTGACCCGATGAGCACCGCGGCGAGCAGTGACGAGGCGACGATCGCGCCGGGGTCGACACCCGTGGCGGGCAACGGCTCGCGCGTCACCGTGACCGTCGCGCACGTGATCGTGCCGTTGCCGATCTCCCATCCGGCATCGCCGCACTCGGGCGGCGTCGTGGCGGGTGGCGGGCATCCGACGTAGGTGTCGGCCTTGCATGCTTCGATCGTGATGGTCATGACGACATCGCCTCTCGGATCTCGCGGCGGGTGATAGCGAGTCGCGGGCGCATGCCGCGCTCGGCGCGCACGGTGTTGTCCGCCGCGAGCATCGCGGCAGGGATGGATGCGTACCGGCCGAAGCGCGCCGGGTGTTCGCGGTCGTGAAGGACGACTCGACGATCGGGCGAGGCGAGACGATCGATGCGGATGCGGAAGCGCGGTGGGGTGCCGATGAACTCGGCCTCGGTGTTGCCGTGCTCGGTGACGATCTCTCGGTAGCGCGAGGCGCTCACTCGGAAGCCGAGCGTCGGCTTCGCGGTCGAGCCTTCGCGCACGGTGTAGCGCGGATAGCCGGGTGCATAGTTCGGCATGATGACCTTCTTTCGGGGTGGCCTTTCGGCTGAGTGCTGACTAACAGTAGAATACATGACATGACCGATCACACAACCCCGAAGAAGCGCACCTACTCGCGCCCCGTGAAGTTTCCCGCCGCCCTCTCGATCATGACAACCGACGTGCAGCGGGCCGAGATCGACGCGATCGTCGCGGCCGAAGAGCGATCCGTCGGCGACGTCGTGCGCGAGCTCATCGAGATCGGCCTCGACGATCGGCTTCGACGCAATCAGGATTGAGCCTTGACCACGCGGATCGATCGCCAGTAGACGTGAAGCCCGTCCTTCCGCCGCTCGTAGCGGTAGGGGCGGGCGTCGTCGTGCCCAGCCATGCCACGCGCGAAGGCGATGCGGATCTCATGATCGTCGCCCGTCGCGTCGGCACGTTGCAGGATGGCCGCCGACACGGTGAATGAACCCCGCTCGACGTCGAAGGTGACGCCGCGCTTCGGCCACTTCCCCCGCACGCGCTCGCGCCGCGGCGGTCGATACTCTTCGCCTCGTCGGTGCGCGTCGAGCATGGCGCCGAAGTCGACGGTCACAGCCGCCACCGCCACCGGATCACGAGCTCGTCGACCCCCCCGCGGTGCATGAGGTAGACGACGTCGAGCTTCGGGTGCGAGGCGTGGTACGCCTTGATCGCCGCGATGAGCGTCGCCACGCCGGCCGGGCCGATCGCCGCGAGTTCGTGCTCGTCGATGCGCGCCTCGCCCTTCGACTCGGCGAAGATCTCGGTCGGGTCGTCGATGTCGATCGCGATCTCGTGCTCGCTCATGCTGCCCTCTTCCACTCGTGTCGATCTTCCGCCGGCATCGTGCTCGTGCACGACTTGCAGACGCCGGGGCGCGCGTGCCCCTGCACACCCTTCTCGAGCCCGCATCGCGGGCAATAGACGCGCCGCGGGTACAGCGAGACGCCGGCCGTCGGGTCGACGTTCCGCTCGGCCCATCCCGCGGTCATGAGCGCATCCGCTCTTCGAGGCTTCGGAGCTCGGCCGCGTCACGCTCGGCTTGCGAGACGTACGTCGGCGACTCGACGGCGAAGCGGACGCCCCGCCATGACGTCGTGGTCTTCGGGATCGGCTTCGTGTTGAGAACCGACGGCGACCTCGAGGGGGCGATCTTCGCCGACCACTTCACCATCTTGCGTTCGACGCCATCCATCGAGACGTGCCCCTGGAAGCGCGAGTTGATCGTCTGCCCCGTCCATCGACGGTGACCGCGGCGCTCGAGCCAGAGGTTGAAGTCGTCTTGGAGATCGCTCGCCGTGATCGCGTAACCCTCGTCGCGCACGAGCCGGTCACGCGCGTACGCGAGGATCGGGTCGGCGTCGAGGCGCCATGCTTCGGTGTCCTTCGTCACGATCTTCGGCGGCTCGGGCATCTGCATGCCATTCGCGTACCACTCGGCCGCGCCCTCGACGAGCCACTTGAGAAGGCCCGCGTCGGCGTTCCGCTCGAAGTGCCGTTTGAGCGACGGGTCGCCGAGGCGATCGCGCTTCGAGCGGATCTTCCGCTTCTTGCTCACGTACCGGACGCGGAAGCGCACGAGCAGCAGACGCCGCCATGTGCCGTGATCCGTCTCGGCCACGATCGGGAGGTAGTTCGTCGCGATGCACAGGCCATGCGTCGCGGCGAAGGTGATGTCGTCCTGACGCATCTTGCGCGCGGTGATCTCGGGCGTGCCGACCGTATCCTTGAGCCGCTTCACATTGAGCGCGCGCCCCTCGGGAAGCTCTTCGATGAACCCCGCACGCGCGCCCATGAGCGTCATGAGCGTCGTCGGGTGGTCGCCGGGGTCGCCGAGCAAGAGCCGCTCGGGCAGGGTGACGGCGTAGTCGCCGAGCGCCTTCCGCGCGCCGATCATCCACGACGTCTTGCCGTTCGATCCCGCGCCCTCGAGGATGACCATCGCGTCATCGTCGGGCGTGTAGCCGGTCGCCATCTGCCCGAAGCGCACCTTGAGCCACGCCCCTACCTTCTCGGGCAGGGCGGTCAATGCGCGATCCCACAACGTCGTATCGGCGTCGGGGTCGTACGGCGCGCCGGTCATCTTCGTGAGGTACATCATCGGGTCGGCGTCGAGGCGTTCGCCCGTGCGCAGATCCACGACGCCCGAGGGCGTGTTGAGAAGGTCGGGGTGAGCATCGAAGGATGGCTCATCTTCGGCGAGGATACCGACCACGAGGCGGGCGACGGCCGCGGCGCGTGAGCGGGAGAGCAGCGTTCGCGCCTTGTCGATCGCCTTATTGTCGCCACGCATCGCGGCGGCCGTGTGCTCGTCGACCTCGATCGTGACGAGGATCCGGCGCACGGCCTCGATGAGCGAGTGCTCTTCCGCCGGCTTCCACCGCCCCGCCACCGCGTCGCCGTCGCGCCCCACGACCTCGCCGAAGGCCGAGAGGGAGACATATCGCATGATGCCGTAGCCGTCGGCGTACGCCCATCGACCATGAAAGATGCGGGCGAGCTCGTCGGCGAGGGCGGCGTCTTCGAGCACCCGATCGCCCGGCATGATCGTCAAGACCTCGTGCCGGTCGTCGGGGCGCGTCATCGCGGCGCGGTGCTTCTCAGCCTTGAAGACGCGCTTGCGCTCATCGTTCACGGCCTCGATCGCGGTCGGGTTGTTGCGCTCGGCGATCGCCGCCCTCTCGCCCTCGCTCATGAGAAAGGTCACCGGCGGAAGGCCGAAGCGCTTCACGCTGCCCGCGATGGCGTTCTCCCAGTCACGCGCGCGATCCGGCCCGCCCTCGACGTAGCGCTCGCGCGTCTCGTCGAGAAGGCGGAGCACGCCGGGCGTGCCCTTCACGCCCTCGGCGATGAGCGCCGCCACGACCGTCAACATCGGATCATGCGCAGCGCCCGCGGGGAACTCGACGCCGCGGATGAGCTTCGCGAACTTCTTCTTCGGCTTCGAGTCGTGCAGCCGCGAGCGGAAGCGCTCTTCGGTCGCCGACGGGTCGCGGTCAGTCGTGCCGCCCGCCGTGCGCGCCTCGCCCTTCGCCACGAGCAACCACTCGGGTGCGGGTGTGAGCGCGGGCGCCTCGGTGAGCTCGGGCCCGTAGTAGATCATGAGCCCGGCACCCGAGCGCACGTCCACGCCCTCGAGCTTCTCGCCGTCGGGCCCGATAATGTCGGCGCCGATCGTGAGCTCGATGCCCTCGGGCGCGGCGTACACGTGATGCCGCCCGCCCTTGCGATGCGTGGGGTAGTTGAACGTCTTCGGGATCTCGATGCCCGCCTCGGCGAGCGAGTCGATGCCCGAGAGCTTCGCCGGGAAGACTTTGCCGGTCGCGTCGGTGCGCGCCTTCTTCGCCGGGTCGACGTCGAGCACGACGATGCCCGCCTTACCCGCGTAGACACCGATCCATCGGCCCGAGTGCTCACCGGCCCACGCCTTCGCGACGGTCTTGCGGTCGGTGGTCGCCCACTCTTTCCACTTCACCGCGGGGATCTTGTGGCGGCGCCCCTCGTCGTCCTCGTAGATCGAGACGGGGAAGACCGGCCACCCCGCCTTCGCGAGCGAGAGCGCGATGTCGATCGTCTCGGGGGGTGACGCGATGCGCTTCCCGCGATCCTTCGGCGCGCTCACAGTGTCGCGCCGTGATCGTGCGAAGTCATTCCCCAGTGCCACACATTCATCCCGGATCGATAGCACGGGTCGCCGCACGTCGAGCAGCGCTCGGGTGTGATGCCCTGTGCTCGCATCGCGTCGTAAGCGGCGTCTCGTGCCGCCGGCCCCGTAGGCGCCGAGCGAGGGCGGCTCGGCGCCTCGCGCTCTTCGCGGCCGATGACCTTGCGCGGCTCGAAGGTGGGGCATCCGCCGAGCGGGCAGTTGTGATGCGTGCCGGCGTGCGGGCACGTGTTGATCGTGACGCGCTCGGCTTCGGTGAGTACCGGCGTCCCGCTCTCGGAGAGGTCGCCCTCCCAGTCGCCCACGAGACGGCGCTTGAGGTCGTCGCGCTCGTCGACGATCGCGAGCAGAAGGTCGACCTCTTCGACGGTGAGGCGCATCGACCACGTCGCCGGGACGGTCGGCCGCGGTGTGCCGTCGCCGACCTTCTTGAGTTGAGCGTGTGTGCGTCGGAGGTCGGAGAGGATCGCGGCCTCGTGCTCGACGCTCACGAGAGGCCCACCCATTCGCGCGAGACGCCGACGGCGGGCGCCGAGTGCAGCGGCGGAAGGATCCGCGTGCAGACGACGTGATCTCGCGTCGCAAGTTGAGCGAGGACGCGCGAGCCGTGCTCGGCGCACGTGAAGAGGTAGTGTCCGCACGAGACGAGGATAAAGCCGTCGGGCTCGGCCTGGCACGGGGCGCCACCGGTCGCATACTCGCACCGGTTCGGGACGTGCTCGGAGATGTATGACGAGAGGGTGTGCTTCACCGCGGCGAGCGCCTTCTCTTGCTGACGCACGCGCTTCACTCGCATCGCGAGAAGCGTCGGATCGATCTCACCGCTCGGCGGCGTGGGGTCGGGGGCGTTCATGTCGGGGGTGTCCTTTCGAGAGTGCTGACGATGCGGATCGGGATACTCGCCCCCCGCTAACCGGTGTGCAGCCGGTGTCATGGCGGGGGGCGAGCTTGAGAAAGTGTCAGCCATCTCATGCGCCCGATGTTCGCGGTTCGACCGTAGCACGTGCCGGCGGGGCGTGTCGAGCGCCCTTGACGACGTGTCGGCGTGCATCACTAATCGGGTCGTCGGGGCGAAATAAGGGGTGTCGGTGGTTGTCAGGTTGTTACTCTTACTTATCCATCTCTATACGCGCACACGCACACGGCCTTAAATAAAATAACAACAACCACAGCAACCGGGCCTTATTCCTACCGAGGCGGCGCGCTAAGCCTTCGGGAAGCGGTGATGTCGCCCACTAATCGAGACGCCGGCCCGGATTAGTGGATCCTTGACATTGAGCTAACAGCCGATAGACTTGACTGTATGTCAGCACTCAGAATCACCGCCGAGGTTGGACGCCGCTATCTCATGACGGATGGTGAGCGCCTTCGCGTCATCGCGACAACGGCGCACACGGTCACCTCTCGCGCCCTCTATCAGAACGAGAAGGTCGAAGGTCGCTCGATCTTCGAGTCGCACATCGAGAGCGTGCTCGAGTAATGCCCCTCTACGCCGCGGCGATGGATCTCAAACTCGCCATGCCCGCACGCCCCGACACGTTCACGCCCGGCGCCATCGCCGCGGTCGACGCGATGCGCGATCGGGGGAGGACGGCCGCCGAGGTGGAGATCGCCACGTTGCACGGCCACCCGAAGGCGCACGGTGGTCGCCCGCCCGCCGCTCTCGTGCGCGTGAAGCGTCTCGCGGAAGCGGCGGGCTTCACCGTCACCGTGTACGAGTCGCGCACCGGGCACGCGCTGCAGGGTCGGCGAGGTGACGACGGCTTCCGCGCAACGTGGCAATGGGGCAAGACGACCGGCGCGACGTGGCACGAGCGCACCCCGCGATGGACACTCGTCGCCGACACGCGGCCGGTCGGTATCAACACGCGCGATCACGTCGGCCTCAAGGGCAAGCGCTCACCGGGCATGGGGACGACGCGCCTCGCGCTACTCGCCGCGCCGTGGGGCATCCCGATCAACATCACCGAGCTAGAGAAGAGACTCGCGTCATGATCTTCGACGACATCGACTTCGACGAGTACGCGCGTCAGTACGCCGAGCGCGCCCGCGTCGCCCGCATCGTCGGCCCGCCGCCATTCCCCGATCCGCTGCCCGCCTTGCCGCGCGTGGCCTACCCGAAGAAGCTCGAGGCCGAGCCGATCGGATGGGATGCGCTCAACCCTCACCTCTTGCACGGCACCCTCGACGACCTCGTGCGCGACGTGCAAGAGAAGCTCGCGGCCGAAGCGGCGCGTATCCGTCGCCTTCTCCCGCCCGCGTTGCCCGGCTACACGTGGCGCGGCGAGATCGCGCACGACGTCGACTACCGCTTCGACGACTTCACCTCGACCGACACGATCCGCCTTCGCTATCGGATGGTCAGGATCGACGGCGAGGTATGATCGCGCCATGAGCAAGAAGAGCGACGCCCGAACGGCGCTCATCGAGAAGCGGATACTCGAAGAGCAAGAGTGGGTATGGACGGCGCGCATCGCGTCGGGCCTCTCGTGGCACGCGATCCGCGGCCTCGCCTTGCGCCCGCGAGATGCCGGCGGCCTCGACCGCAACCTCCCGATCTCGACGCTCAAGGCCATGTGCGACGCTCATCGCGCAGCACAGGGCGACATCGTCGGCACCCGTGAAGAGCGCGTCGAACGCCGGCAACTCGAGTACGACACGATCGCGCAGATCGCCCGCGCCGAGCTCATGCGCGCCGCCGACCCCGACCAATCGCTCATCCCGCACCTCTCGGACAAAGCCGCGAAGGCGTTGCTCGAGGTGCGCGCCGCCGAGGCGAAGATGCACGGCGACGACAAGCCCGCCGAACTCAAGGCCGAGATCGTCACCCGTGACGCGGTCGACGCCGAGCTCGAAGCCATGCTCGCCCGCATCCCCCGAGAGAAGACATCATGAGTGACATCGCATCACCCCTCTGCACAGCCGTCGCACAACTCAAGGTCGGCGGCGCCGTCGTGGCCGAGTTCACGTGCGGCCTTGACTTCGGCCACGGTGACTTCGGTGTCCCGCATCAGGCCGCGTTGACGTGGGCCGACGAGGCGATCGTGACGCTGCCCGACTTCGACCTTCTCGATCCCGACGAAGAGCTCGTCGACCCGACGCCGACCTTCCCGACCGACGGCCCGTGCCCGGTCGAGGGGTGCGCGCTCGAGGCCGGGCACAACGGCGTCCATGAGGACTGACCCGCTCGAGAGGTGGCGCGAGCACGCCGAGACGATCGTCGCCCTCCGAGAGCAAGGCGCCGACGAGGCGATCATCTCGGCCTTCCGCATCCGCGAGACGCGCGAGGATCCGATGCTCTTCGCCCTCGTCTACCTCTCGCGCCACCTCGAGGACGAAGCGA